CATGCTGGCGACCACGGCCTACGACAATCCCGACGCCAGTTACACGTTCGCAATTCAGCGAAGCCGCCAGGCGCTGGAAGAGGCCGGCTTCCTGACCGCCTACCTGCTGCTTTCCGGCAATTGCCACGTCGACGACGCGCGGAACAGGGTGGTGCAGGAGTTCTTGGAGACCGATTGCACCGATCTGGTGTTTCTTGATGCAGACGTGTCCTGGGAGCCCGAGACGCTGGTAGAACTTGTTTCCTACGATTGCGACGTGGTTGGCGGGGTCTACCCTTATCGGCGCGAGGGGGATATTACGAAGCTGAACATGCCGGTGCTGATGATTCCCGGCGAGATCACGACCAACGAGCAGGGTCTGGTACAGGTCGCGGGGCTGCCGACCGGGTTCATGCGGATCAGGCGCCATGTGCTTGAGTCCCTGACCCGTGACGCACACCGCTACTGGAACCGCGGCGACCGGCGTTCGGAAATCCCCATCCTGTTCGAGCGGTCGTTCGAGAACGGCGTCCGCTGGGGCGGGGATATCAACTTCTGCCGGAAGTGGATCGGCGCCGGCGGAGCGATCTGGGCGGCGCCTGAGATGCATCTGGGGCACTCATCCAAGAGGATCATCCGGGATAGCCTCGGCGCGGCGTTGCGCCGCCAGGGCGGGCAGACGCTGCGTTATGTCGCCGAGAGACTGGCGGTCGGCAGTATGGACCCTACGTTGTTCATGGAGGCGGTCAAGCGCACGGACAACGAATGGAGTGTCCCGGAGGACGTTCTGGCGCTCTGCGCCATCATGGGACGCTTGGCCGATGGGCCGATCATCGAGGCCGGGAGCGGCCTGACCACGATCATCCTCGCCGCCGTGAGTGAGCACCCCGTCTACTGCCTTGAGCACGATCCGATCTGGGCCGCCCACCTTGGCGGAATGATCGAGGAGGCCGGGGTTTCCAATATTGGCGTGTGCCTCTGCCCGATCAAAGACGGCTGGTATGACCTGACCGACTATGAAAGCGAGCTGCCGGCGCAGTTCGCCCTCGGGCTGAACGACGGCCCGCCACGGGCCCTGGGGAGCCGCATGGGCTTCTATGAGCGCTTTGGCAACTGTGTAGACACCATCATCGTCGACGACGCGGACGACCGCTCCTACGGCAATGAAATAGAGGCCTGGTGCGCGGAGAACGACAGGCGAGTCGACTTCATCGAACAGCGGGCGGCCTTGATCCGTCACAACGTCAAGGAGAAGGCAAATGCAGCGGCCTGACAACGAGATCCAAGCGCGAATCAAGGAGTGCGCGAACCCGACCTTCGGCTACCGCCGCGGCGAGGACGGCGAGATCGAGAAGGACATTTTCGACGGTGAGCCGCTGCCGGCCGGCTGGGTGGATAGCCCGGCAGAGGTCGATGAGGTGGCCGGTGTCGTGAGCCTCTCATTCTCGGCGAAGAGCGCGCCCGTCGTGCCCGGTGCCGCGCCGGTTAAGGACGATGCGCGGTCGCTTTTCAAGCCCTACGAGGACCACGCCTTCCACGTCTTGCGCGCCGAGTTCAAGCGACGCACCGGCAAGGTGGCGGCGAATACCACCAGCAAGCCGGATTACATACGGTTGCTCCAGGCCCTGGACGAAAAAGCCGGGCAGCAAGAATGAAGCACCGCCGCCACCTCTTCATCGCCACCCCGTCCCACTCCGGCGAGGTCTGTTGCGAGTACACCAAGAGCCTGATCGAGACCTTGCCGTTCTTGGTCCAGCACGGTGTCGCTTTCACCCACTCGTTCATCATGCACAACGCGATCATCCAGGATGCGCGCAACCGCCTGGTGGGGTGGTTCATGGCGTCCGAGGCGACCGACATGCTGTTCATCGACGCCGATATCTCCTGGGAGCCCGAGGCGGCGCTGCGGCTGGCCATCTCGCCCCATGACGTGATCGGCGGCGCCTACCGGCAGAAGCGCGAAGACGCGGAGATGTACAATGCCTCCGGCCTGAAGCCCGGGGGCGCGCGGCTGATCGAGTGCGATTTTCTCGGCACCGGCTTCCTCAAGATCAGCCGCAGGGCGATCGAGAAACTGACGGCGGCGCATCAAGATACGAAGTATCAAGACGACGATGGCCACCCCTGCTATGGGCTGTTCGATGTCCAGATCGGGGGCGGCACGATCATCGGCGAGGACGCCCTGTTCTGCCGGCGCTGGCGCGCTACGGGCGGCAAGGTGTTTCTCGATCCCGACATGACCCTCTACCACATCGGGGCCAAGGCGTACCGGGGCAATTTTGCCGAACTGATCGCACGCGCGGAAAAGAAGGTGGCCTGATGGCAACTGCGATCGACATCATCACCCGCGCGCTCCGGCTGATTAACGCAATCGAGGCCGGCGAGGTCGCGCAAGCCGAGGATGCCGTGGACGGCCTGGCCGCGCTCAACGAAATGGTCAACGGCTGGGAGAACGCCGGCATCCATATCGGCTGGATCAACGTCGGCCAGAGCGACCAGCTTCTGGTTCACGACAAGTACCACGAAGCCATCCGTTACAACCTCGCGGTTCGCCTCGCCGCCGAGTATGACGGCATTGACGCGCCGCGGGTGGTCATGAACATCGCCGTCGCTGGTTACAAGATGCTCCAGTTGAACACCTTCGAGTACGACGCCGATATGGAAACCGACCGTGCCCTGCATCCGCGCTACTTCACCCGCCGGGTTGGCGCCTACGACATTGATGAGGGGTAGCCGTAATGCCCAAAGGAACCAAGGTCCATAAAGTCTACGACGCGCTCCGCCGGGAAGGCGCATCGAAAGGCAAGGCTGCGCGTATCGCCCAGTCCAAGACGGGCAAGAGCCTGAAGACGGGCCGCAAACCGAAGGGCAAGCGATGAGCCGGCCGGTCTCGCTGTCCGTTCACAGGAACAACCGGGCACAGCGCCGCGCGAAACGAATTCGCTCGATGTTGAAAGACGACGTGAAGGCTCTCACGGCGTTGCCCAACATCGCAGGTTATGCGGTGGTTGCCTGGGACACGGAGCGTGCGACCCGTGCCCAGTGGTACACACCAAAAGAGGGCCCGGTGCCGCTTGCGGTCATGCCGGAGCACGTCAAAGTCACCTTGTTGCGGCTTATCGGCAAAGCCGACACCCACGAAATTCTAGATTCTCCCGATGACGACGGGGCCGCCTGATGCCCCCCGTCCAATTCGCAATCAACAGTTACCAGTCGCGCGCCTTGCCGCTCTCGGCGCAGCAGTTGGTGAATTTCTACGCCGAGCAGGCGCCCCGGGACGCCAAGAGCCCTGTCGCGCTGTTTGGCACGCCGGGCATCAAGGCGTTTTGCGACGGTATAGGCGACGGCCCGATCCGCGGCATGGAGCTAATGAACGGGATACTCTATGTCCTGTCTGGCGACGTGCTGTACAGTGTCACCTCGGACTGCGTTAAGACCATCCTAGGAGACATAGGGGGCGACGAGGGCGGCAGCGGCGTCACCTTGCCGACCGAGGATGCCCTTGACGCAGGCTACGATCTTACCGGCTTGGCATGTCCCGCCCCGATTAAAACCGTCGTAACTGCCCAAGTTACACTCAACAGTGCACTTGCCTTCAATGGCGATGGCACAATCATGTATGTCGGCGACCGAAGCAGTTCCGACCCAAACAAGACTATCTATCAATACGATCTCGGCGAGGCTTATGAAGTCGATACGAGGGTGTATTCCGGCAAATCGTTCACCGTTGGTGCCGAGTCTGGTAGTGGCTCGATCGACAGTATAACGTTCAACCCTGATCGGACGAAGCTCTACATCATTTGGAGCTCTAGCCTTGCGCCTACCGCGCGTCAATATACGCTGGGCACGGCCGAGGATATTAGCACCTGCACCCTCGATGCGAGTCCACTCAAGCATACATTTAGCACCGGTCTTGGCAGCCTTCGCTGGAACGGCATTGGAACCAAATATTATTGGCTGTCAACTGTTGGCTCTCAGGTGGTTGAGGAATGGACGATCGGGCCGGGGCAACTTCCGTATGATTTGGACGATTCAAAGGCGATTCTGGT